GGCGAGACGATCGTCAACCTCCGCGCGGCGACGGTTCAGCCGCGTCAGCTCTGCCAGCGTTGCCTGCGTGTCCAGCCGGGTCAACGCATCCTGGCCGGTGCGGGACATGGCGTTGTCGAACCGCTCAATGGCGATAGCCTGCTGGCGTAGCGCCGCACCAACCGCGTCACCGCGATCCTGCATGGACTTCGACAGCTCGCCCGCAAGGCCGCGCTGCAACGTCGCGCCACCAACCTTGCCTAGCGCAGCCTCCTCACGATCAACTGCCGCGTCGAACAGTACGTTCGCGCGCTGGCGCCGCAGCGCAGCAACCGCGCGCACATCCTCGGACACATCACGGGTGTGCGCCTGTACCCGGCCGATCAGCGAGTGGATAGCCTCGGCGGTGCTCTGTAGCTCCGTCTGCCGGCGCAGATGCTCGCGGTCGGCGCGCCGCTGCCGCAGCGTGTCCTCCGACATTGACTCACCGATCGCGTGAGTCAGGCGGTCGTAATCAAACGCGGCGTAGAAGTCCTCGTCGGGGCGGGACGGCTTCTTCCCCTTCGTAGGAGCAACCTCTTTCTCAACCGCGTCCTTCTGCAGGCCAGGCGCGTCGACGACCGAAACCTTGCGCACGTCCTGCTTCGCCGGCATCGCTTCAATGGCCTCAGTGATGCGGCGTAGCTGCTCGGCGTATTTGTCCATGCCGTCGTGGAGATCATCCAGGTCGCTGACCTTCGGGATGATGTTGACGATGCGGTCACGGGTCAGGTGGTCTAGCTGCAACTCGGCGGCGGCGTCGTCGACCTCAACCCAAACCTCGGCGCGCGCGGTGAGATCGTCAAACCACTGCTTCTCAAACTTCGTCAGGTTGTCGTTGGCGTGATCCAGCCGGTCAATCAGATCATCGAGCTCCGTGTACGTCGATGGGTCAACCTCGACCTTGATCTTGCGGCCGTCGCCCAGGCCGGCCAACTGAGCGTCCAGGCCGTCACCAACGACGTCTACGTGGATCTTCGTGTGGCGGTCGCGCGCCAGCGCATCCAGCTTTGCCTCCGCGGCGTCGCCGTCGACGTCAACATCAACCTTGACCTTGACGTTCTTCTTGTCAAAGTAGGTGTTCAGCGACTCGAGCTGCTTCGCAAAGTCGGCCTTGTCGTCGTCGAACTCCGGCTTGATCCGCAGCTTGACGTCGCCGTACCAACCGTCGTTGTCCCACTCAATGCCGTTCTCGCCGAACAGGCCGGTGAACGGGTCAGCGTCCGTGTCGACGTTTGGGCGCAGCCACACCGGCTGCTCCCAATGGCTATCATCCTTCCACTCGAAATAGTTGTCTGTGAAGAACGTGTCGAGCCCGCCGGCGGACTCGGGGTCAACCTCCACCCGCAGCTTGGCCTTGTTGCCGAGCGAGTTCAGCCGCGACTCAAGCTCGTCCAGCTTGGACAGGTGCTCCCCCAACCCGTCAAAGCCCTCAGCATCCAGCTTGACTCGCAGCTTGTAATCGTCCGACTCCGCCGCCTCCGACAACACCTGCTGCACAGACCGACGGATGTGATCAAGGGAGCCTTCCTGCACCTTGAACCCAACCGACAGCTCCGTGTCGGCACCCGTGATGGACTTGCCGTCGCGGCTGCGACGCGCCATTTCCGCGTCACGGAGTTTCCGCATCGCGTCTGCATGCTTCTGCAAACGCTCCTGCACAGCCTCGAGATCCTGCTTCTGATCCACGTCGTAGTATTCGACGCCGACACGCACCCGCTCATTAGCGAGCTGCTGGATCTCAAGGCGGGCCTGGCGAGTATCAGCCTTCACCTTGACGGAGACAGCCTGATCCTTACGCCGCATCGACTTGGCAAGCTGGTTCAGATCCTTCTGGAAGTCCTGCTTCGCCTCGTCCGAATCATCCGGGGTGATCCGAACCTTCTGCTTCGGCCCCTTACCGTTCGCAGCCTCCTGGTCACGCTCCTTCTGCCAGGCGTCCAGCTCCTTCTGCCACCCGTCGCGGTCTACTTCAGGCTCCACAGGAACCTTCAAGCCGTCCCCGGAGTCGCCCTTCCACTTGGCTACATCTTCGGTGAGCTTGATGAAAAAGTTCTCAGTATTGGGCTGGACAGTAACCCACGCCTCGCCTACCTTCGCCACAACAACCTCCTGGGGCTACAACGACTCACCCGTCAAGGCGAGCACCACAGCGTCAACCTCACGGTCAACTGCTTCTTCCTGCAACAACATCGCCGCCGACCGCGGCCGCGGCAGCGGCGCCGGCATCCGCGCATCTGGGTTACGAGCCGACACGTAGATCAGCTGCGCCAGACTGTCTTGCACCCCACGGAGCGCCGACACAACCGGCGTCTCCTCAATGAAGTCCAAGTCGTAGTCGTCCCCATCAGCCACAGGGAACAACTCGGCCAACGACCTGTCCTTCAAAAGCTTGTTCTTGTACCTGCTCGCGGTAGGCAACGCCGCCGCAAACCGCACCAGCTGCGGCCACGGCCGGCGCCCCTCCGGGTACTCATGCAGGTCGACCCCGTACTCCTTTTGGAAGTCGACCTCCAACTCAGACCCGGCGTAATCCACGAGCGCAACTACTTGTCGGAGTCCTCGGAGTCTTTTCCCGCCGCACCATCCGAGAAGATCAACCCGAAATGGTCAAAGATATGACGGAACAACTCATTGGCAGCATCCGCCGGCGCGTCCTCAAGCACCGCCTTCACACGCGGCCAGTCCTTCTTCGTGAACGCACGCTCAAGGAGATCCATCATCACCCGTGCCGTGTTGCCCGTATCCGGGAACTCGAGCTCCGTGGTGAACATGCGCAGCGGCACATCTTCCAGCACGATCGCCTTCTTGCCGTCGCCCAGATCAATGTGCAGCGGCTCAACACCGCGACGCTCCTGCGCCTCGGCCACAAGATCCTTGAACTTCAGGTCTGCCATTTCTTCTCCTCCTGGTAGGGCAAACAAAAACTAGGGACAGGATACCCCAGATGGATACCCTGCCCCTAGATGCGGACACTTAACGGTTAGGACGTGGCAAAGCCCATATCCGCCAGGCGCTTCTTCGCGCCAGGGCCACCGTAGAAACGCTTGGAGGAGAAACCAAGCTTGGTGTCCTTCGTCGCCGTCACGGACAGCGGGTAGGTCACCGCGGACTGCGGGTTCCAGTTCTCCGCACCACCCTTCACGATCGCGCGCGGGAGGTAGCGGCCAAAGTAGAACGCATCATCGCCGGTGCCGTCGATGCCCACAAAGAGCATCTGGACGAACATGGTGTTCGGCTGGGAGTTGTCCTCAATGACAATCTCACCGTTGGCACCGGCCTTGATCTGGTTCATGTACTCGGCGGAACGACGCGCCGCGATCATCAGCGTCTCCTTGCGGGTGTCCTGCAAGGTCGCCTCCACACCAAGGGTGGACAGGGTGACGTCACGGCGAGACGGCTCGATCTCACCCCAGGTTTCGGTCGTCTCCTCCTGATCCTCAGGGGTGAACACCGGGGCACCGTCGCGGGCGATACGGCCCATGCCGGTAAAGCCGGTCTGAAGCTTCAGCTCACCCTTGGAATCGGTCAGGGCGGTGATCGGCTTGGCGGACAGCGGGGCGACCAGGATCGCACCACCAGACACCATCTTGCGGATCAGGCCGTCCTTGGCGCCACGGTAGTTGTCAAGGTCAAAACCAGTCGTACCGGAAGAAATCGGCTCAGACATTAGTGTGCTCCTTCTTGGAGTAGTTGCTTACGGAAACCCAGCGAGTACACCATTGTGTACGTGCGCTGAGAGTCGTCGATATTGTCCGCGACTTGCGGGCCGGCGTTTTCAACAACATCATCGACGAGGATGCCGCGAACCCTCCGACCCACCAGATCATTCAGCGCGTCCGAAATCTCCGTGGCCAGCTGCCTGGCCTCCCCACGATTAGGACACTCCACCTGTATCTCCACTTGACCATACCGCGTCTCGTCCTGCGTGTACGACGGAAGGCGCAGCACAATCACCACCGGGCCGTCATGGCCACGCTCGGGATACCACGAACCAACCCACACACGGGTATCGACAAGCAAGTCCTCGAGGTAGTCCATGACCACTTCGTCCTGCTGCGGGTAACGCCACTTCACCATTACGACCCCCGGTTGTACTTGTCGGCGTTCAGGAACGGCTTCGGCTTCGCCCGCCGCGCAGGCCCGCCGTGAACGATCTTAGGAGAAGCAACCGCGTGCCCTCCCGATACGCCTTTCATTGCCGCATACAGCGAGCGTTCCGGGAATGGATTAACGCGGCCACCCAGCTCGCGCTCAAGACCGTACCTGGTATTTGTATTGACCACACTAGCTTCAGCACGGTCGCCAAAAACACTTCCGCCCGTCTTTACCGCGAGACGAAACGATCCCGCGTTGAAGCCGGTACGCTTATGCGTCGCGGCGGCGGCGGCGGCGGCAATCGACGCACCTTGGCCGGCAATCCATGCAACCATCGGCCCACCGTTCAAGATCGAGCGAAACTGCGAAAAGTCAGGGTCAAAGTACGCCACAGCTCACCACTTCCCAACCCGTTGCAGGTACACCTTCGCACCCGGTTGCCACCCAGACGGGTACGTCCCGACAATCAAATGCGACGTCACCAGCCACTCATAGCCAGCGTGCCGCACCTTGTCGCCCTCCTGAATGTCCTCAGTCGGGTTGACGTACAGCTCCGCATCGGCCTCCACCGCGTACATCGTGCGGCCACCGTCGGACTTCTCCGACCCGGCCCAGTTCGACATGTCGCGTTCCTGGAAGATGCAGTTGTCGATCGTGTGATGAAACTCGTGCTTCGCGTCACCGTCACGGTCACGCTTCACACTCGCCCGCCACACATCCACCGTCATTACACCGACAAGCATGAGGTCACCACCACCGCTTCTCCGAGTACGGCACCGGGCCACCGACGATATTGGTTTCCCAATACTCCGTCTCCGTGTCCCCACCTTCCTCGTCGCGCGTGCGCGACACGGTAGCGAACCCGTAAAAGCCCAAACCAGGCTCCTGCGAGTTACGCACCAGCACATCACGCTCCGGCTTAGTGAACACCCCGGCGCGAACCTCGTCCCGATCCAGGCGAGCCGACCACGAGCCGACCTGCTGCTGGATGTAGCGGTCAGGGTTCTTGAAGGTGCGCAGCGCAGCGGACAACACCACAGCCGCAACATCGCGCGGCACGTTCGCCATAGTCCACTGCGCCCGCGTCTCACCCAGTGCAAGCGCAGACACGTCCTCGATGATCGCCTGCGCGCGCTGCTTCTCGTTCTCCTGGAAGTCGCGGCCCAGGCGGATCTCGAGGGCTTCGAGAGTAACGAGCGGGTCGGCGCCTTCAGGGGCCACCGGCTCAGTGTTGCCTAATGGTTCACTCATAGCGTCTCACCGCCCTTCTCGATTAGCCCGCCGCCGGGACGGTCGGGTTGTTGCCGGCCTTCGCGCGCAGATCCGCGACCTTGTTCAGATCAGCGGTGACCTTGAAGCCGCGCAGGAAGTGCTCCTTGCCCTTCGCGTCCAGGTCGTTCATGTGGTTGGTGCCTGCAAAGCAGTCCACGATGGAACGATCCTCGGCGTAGTCGGCGTCGTAGTCGCGCAGCCAACGCAGCGCGGTCTGCGGGGTGGACTGCGACGCGCCGAACACCGCACCCTGCGGCACGACAGGTGCCGCGGTAGCGAGCGTGAACGCCGTCTTGTGGAAGGCGTACAGCTCGTTGGTGGGCACCTGGTTGGACTCCACGATGGTAAAGCCGGACAGCTTACCGATGGTGGCGTCACGCAGCGCGCCGGCGTCGCCGGCCTCGTTGACCTTCACCAGGTTCGGGGCGTTGCGGATC